TCAAACCGTGCGCCTTTAGCCTAATCCTGTTAAGACTAGTTGCAACCATATCATCGACTACGCCCGATATTTCTATTGGCAACGAATCCGCTGCACCCGCCACGTACTTTGCATCTGCTGGCAAATAATATCCGGCCAAGTATGTAGCATCAATAGTCCTGGCCGCGGCCATAACGTCTAGCGTCATGCCTGACACCAGTGATATCGGGTCCCAGCCATCTTCCTTGTATACCATTCCTGACGCCATGTCTTGCACGTCCAGGCGGTAATCAGTGTTCAGTACAAGCAGTTGGCTCTTCGAAAAAATGCTTGTGATGGAAATAATCGGGTACTCGGCGAGAATCAGCATCTGGCGAGCTGTCGCGGTCAGCTTTTCTGTATACGTGTCCCGCGTCAGCTTACGACCGAGATAATTCCGAATCTGCGCCGATACCCTGTTGATTAATAGCTCGATGGTCGCGTCGTACGTTGTCGCTGTCGGTGGTATTCCGCTTATGAGTTTTGCATTGGCTAATGTCGTTAGTCCGTTCACAATCGCCATTTGTATCCTCCATCGGCGTTATCATCCGATTGATGATTTCCATACCACCACCAGTCGGCAGGGCGTTACGCCCCGCCTATTACTTATGCCTTAGCGTAGACAGTCGGCACCGTGCCGCGCGGCAGAGACTCAACCGAGCCGTCGCCGAGTATGATGGAGCAGGAAATGGGGCAAGTTTCAGTGCTAGTCCCAGCTGCGACCATTTTTACAGAAACGAACTTCTTGAGCCCGTCCAGTTTGAGAAAAAAACCGACAGTCTCTCCAGCAGCTGAGGTTCCTGTAACGGTCGGCAAGGTCCCGCTCAGGGTTACCAGCGCATCGCCTGAGCCGGAGGTGTCCGACTCGTAAACCGTCGGCGTGAACACCATGTCATGGCTCGAAGACAAGCCGGTCTGCATCACAACGTAGGCCGAACGACATAGGCCCAGTGCGCCATTGTCATTGACGCGCGCAACCTGGGCGCCGGTAATCGTAGCGGCGCCAGCCGTAAGCGTTACAACTTGGGGCACAATGGTTGCGCCGACGGTCGCCTGCTGTAAAAGTTTGCTTCGCATGTTAATCTCCCTACCTTTTCAGTTACCAACCCATACGGGAAGGCATTCAACTTGGCCTAGGTGGGCCGTAGGTGGCCCACCTAGGCATCAGCGACTAGGTCAATGAGTATTTATTGGTGGACATCACGAATGACTCCTTGTGGCGCAGGCCGAAGTCGTGGAGCGACAAAGCGCGAAGCACCGTCATGTCATTCTGCATGGCAGAGACAGTCGCGCCAGCAGAATTAACGTAGCTCGCTTCCTTAGAGGCCATGAGCTCCATATCGAGCTGCACGAACTCAATGAACTCGGACCAATCGCCAAAGAACATCTCGCCATAATTGGACGAGGTGGGTGCAGTTCCGCCGGCCAGATTGTCAGAGAAAATCTGATTGCTCACAACAAACGGGTCACCGAGCAACGTGCCCTTGTTCATTTCATCGCGGAAAATGTACGCACCCGTGGAGGTCTTGAGGTTGTAGAGCCACGACCAGTGGTACCCATTGAACACCCAACCTGGGCTAATCATGGGCACGTTCTTCGCCATGAGCAGGCCCTTCATGTTCGCGGGAGTATCGGCAGTGAACACGGTCCCGTTCGAGCCGATCTTCTCAGCGCTGGTGAGCTGGGTCTTGATGCCTGAGGGGCTGTGAGCAGTTCCGGCACCGTAGAATGCGGTGTAATCGCGAAAGAGCTGCATGGAGTTGATGAGGTCATCGCGAACAAACGAATCAAATGAGGGGTTTGCATTACGAATGAGGTCATTCGATACAGGGATGAGCGCGGCAAGCTTCTTCGCGGAACCGTGCACGTTGCCAATGGTCGGCTTCGTGTCGGCGGCGGCGCCGATTTCGCCGATGTACGAGCAGGACGCTTTGGCGTCGAAGCGGGGGAGGTTCAGATTGCCATTCGGCATGTCGATGCGGCGGGCGCCAAGCTTCGAGTAGGCGAGCTTCGGGTACAGGTACTTGATCACGTCGGAGGAAAGTACCTCAGGCACTGCGAAACCACCCTCAGAGGGGACGCCGGTGGTGAGCGCCTTGAAATAGCCTTGGATTTGTTTGTCGCCTGGATAGGTTTTCTCAGCGATGTTCATCGCCTGTTGGGGATCGTTGTTGGAGCGAAGGACGATCATGGCAAACTTGCCAAAGGTGTCCACGCCGGATTCGATCGACTGCCCTTTCGCCTGAGCCGCAAGCACAGTGTCAGCCATAACGGCTGCGTATTTGCTCTGCAGTTCAATCTGTGCCTTCGCATTGGGATCGTTGGCCTTGGCCTCTTCATAGGCCTTAAGCTTGGCATCAATGTACGCATCAAGCTTCTTCATGTTGTCGTCTTTAGTCTCGTTGCCCATGTGTGTCTCCTTTTATAACAGTTTGGCGATATCGTCCAATGACGCATTCGCCAGGTCTAATTGTTTGATAGCAACGGCTGCAACAGCCTTGCCGTCGTCCGTGTTCGGCGTGGGTTTTTCCACCCCGTCACTCGCGCCATCATCCTGATCTTCTGTCCCTGACTGGGCTTCAGCCGGGGGTTCTTCGATCAACTTGGCAAGCGTTTCGTGACAGGCTTTGATTCCCTTGTGGCAAGCCTTGAGCGCTTCGGCAACTTTCCCAATCGCTTCACGGCTTTCCTTCGAGAACTTAGAGCCTGCCTTGGTTACCGCCGCGCCATCCTCAAGTGCTTTCACTCTCGCGTCAAGCTCGGCCAATGTTTTCGCATCCATATCTTCCTCCACTTGTGTCGTGGCTTTTTCTGCCAGCATCTTTTCCATCACAGCTATTCCGTCAGGACTGAAGGATTTTATTCCGCGCATGGTTACTAGCGCATCCTGATTGCAGGGCACCAGCACAGCTGATACTTCAAGCAGTTCCACTTCAAGAAAATGCGTTCCGCGCATCCATTCCGGTTTTTCAAGCACTTCAGCATCATCGCGGGTCTTGTACTTGATCGCGCGGAATCCAACTGATACTGCGCTGAGCATTCCATTTTTGTACATATTATAAACAGTGTCAGAAAACAGTGCTTCCTCACTCGGGTGAGCCGGGTCGGAGCACATTTCCGCAATTGCTGGGAACTTAACGCGAATCACGAGTGCTTTGCCCCGAGTATCCTTGTTGACAGCGACAGTCTTGCCCACGGGAGGCTTCGAATAGTTGTGCGCCCACGCAAATATTGGATTGCTTCCTTTGCCTATTGCACCCATATAGCTATCTAATACCCACCCATTAACATCAATGATGTCGTTGGATCGGTCGGGTGTTTCTGTTGATGCAATAAACTCCAAAACACGCGAACCTTCACCGCCTACTTCCTTGACTTTGGCAATGACCTCTGCTTTTTGCATTTCGCTCATATCGCGCTTACCATCCATTGTTAAGTCTCCTTGTAAAAAAGTACTGCGTCAATAAATGCAAACATAACTGCAGAAGCACTTGCTGCACAATGCAATGATACGTCTGTTTTTTCGTCGATAACTAAACGATTGATAGGCTCTACATTGAGCATGCCACTTGCATTCGTTATTTGGCCTGCGATTGGCATGTAGGCGGGTAATCGTTGCGATCCTACCAGGCTGTATTGCCACAGGTTTATGACGCCTGCACGTGCAGTTGCTGTAGTGTCATTAAAGCCTGCGCGAATAGCCATGATTTGGATCTTGCATCCGGCTGGAATTGTGTAAAAAGCGCCACGACCAAACATATCGCCAACTTCAATGCGGTGAAATATTTTTGTGGACGTTTGCGGAGTGCCTGTTACAACGGCATCGCTTGCATCATACGCATATATAATGCCTGCATTTTTAAGCCCGGTGCCAACAGCTATTACACGAATATCGTTTATTCGTAAACACGCGCCTACATATAGCGTATCAGCAACTTTTGTTTGCCCATTAAGGCTCATTGTTAGAGTATGCGGGACATATAATGTATCAAGAAT